ACAAGCTCATAAAATGGCAATGAAAAAAGTTGGAAGATAAGGAGTTAAGATGGGTAAATTATGTGCAAGAGGTAAAGCAGCAGCTAAACGAAAGTTCAAAGTTTATCCGTCTGCATATTCAAACATGTACGCTTCTGGTGTTTGTAGCGGTAGAATAACTCCTGGTGGTAAAAAGAAAAAAAAGAAAGCTAAGAAAAGAAAAAGATAATGTCAAAGGGTTTAAGATCATGGGTGCAACAAAACTGGGTTGACATTGCTAATCCTAGATCCGATGGTTCTTTTCCTAAGTGTGGTCGTTCAGGTAAAGAGAAAAGAAAAAACTATCCTAAGTGTGTACCACTAGCCAAAGCAAGAGCAATGAGTCCTTCTCAAAGGAGAGCTGCGGTATCAAGAAAAAAGAAAGCTGAAAGAAAGTCAAGAAAAGGTAAGAAACCTAACTATGCCAAAACCTAAAAAAAATACTTGGCAAAAATCAAAAGATAAAATTTTTGAAGTCGGTACTTGTAAGTATTGTACTGACATGATGACTAATATGGATAGCTTTGTTTCTTTTCATGGTGGTGGTCATGCTCATTGGCAGTGCATGAAAGAGGACTCCGATAAACCTAAGTCTAACTTTGATTGGTAATTAACTTTCGTAAAATTTTATTGCATCTTGCAGATAATTTTCATCTAAATCGTTTCGCCAAAAATAATGATCGAACTGAGGTTGGATATAGTTTTTGATTACTTTTGCATCGTTACTTAACTGCATTAAGTTTTGTCTAATTTTACATCGTTGAATAATCTTTGGTATTCTTTTCTCTATGTTTTCAGGTTTTAGTTCTTCACAATTACCTGCATGAAATACTTTGAAACTTTCTTCATTGATATAACAAAGATACACTGGCACTTTAAATACTGACCAATAGAAATCTACTTGCAAAAGGTTATAAGGTTCAGGTTTGTCTTCAGGTAACTTTGAGGTAAACCAAGACCTAGTGCCATCTTTTTTAATCTTACCCGTTCTAGGAAATTTACATTTATCCTCAATAATTACCTTATCTCCTTTTAAATCTATATATCCATGCACAGGTATATTAACACCATCGAACCATCTAAATGCTTCTATTTCTGGTTTACAGTTTTCATAACCTGGTATTGTTTGATGAGCTGCATGACCATTAGCAATCATTTTAGGTATGATTGTTTTGTAATGCTCAAACTCATCATACTCATCGGTTGTTGGATTTATCTTTTTAAGTTTTTCTAATATAGGAACAAACATTATTTCTGCAATCTTTCATATTCTTTTTGAAATGCAGTATTAAATTGTTCAGCAATAATATTTGTTTCTTGCCAATCATCTAAAAAATAACTTAATGGTTTTTTTAGAAACTTACTTATTTTAATTAGATTGACTATAGGTATTCGGTTCTCACCTTTCTCATATTTACCTATTTGTTGAAATGTAGTTTTAAGTGCAGTTGCAACTTTAGTTTGGCTTATAAAACTTTCCTTACCAGTAAACTCATTTATCTTAGTTCGTCTTGCAAGTCTTAGTTTTTTTCCAAGATCAATATAGAATTGATTATCTTCTTCTAAGTTCTTTTTTCCTTTAGGTGATAGTTTCATGTTTTTCCTTTCTTTAATTTAGAGTATAGAATCCCTTAAGTATAAATGCAACTTTTTATATATACTCAATTAAGTATATAAAAATCTAGCATCTTTGTTCTCAGCTTCGACAATTCTTCGGTACAACTGATTGTACTCTTTGAATGCCTTTAGAGTATTTACACACTGTCTTCCTTTATCTTTAGCACCAAAAATCTTTTTGTGTGCCTTATCTAGCTTAGTGTATAAACGAACATTGCTATTTCTTAAGCTCATCATTCTCCTCACCGATTAGTTTAATGTGTGCCTTAACAAGCCTGGTATCGGTGATATTTACTTTTGCAGACTCACTAGGCATTTTTTGATTATGTGCTTTTTCTGTAGCTTCTTCCACAGTTGCACCATCAAAAATTTCTTCGAAATTAGCAGCTAACTCAAGATCAGATGTTTTAATTACTTTAACCATTTATTTCAATATTCCGACTATAACCTGCATAATCTCTTTTTATTTCATCTCTTTCTTCTAATTTTTTTAACAAAGAAGAAACAGAATTTTTACTTTTATAACCCAACTCTAAAGCCATTTCTGAAAAAGTTGGACTATACTTGTTCTTTTTAGTGTAATTCTTAATAAATTGCAATAGCTTGAACATCTTTGGTGTCATAGGTCTTTTACTCCTTTTTTTGCTCATTTATTACTAGCCTCCTTAATAGTTCTGTATATCCATTTATATCGTCAAAGTTATCTTTTTTGTATTCTTTGGATTGCATGACTCTCCAACATTTTAAAAAAATCATAAATAAACCAAATACTTTTAGAGGTACTTTGACCTCAACATTATTATAAACTGATAAATATTTTTCTAATATACCAACCATTACATAAGAGGTATGGTCAAAATCGCCATAGTCATTTTGTTTTTGGTTTAGCAATCTTTCTAGTTCGTTAATAAATTTTACATTGTCATTCATATTCTGCACCTAAATAATAATTTCCTTGTTCGTCTAAACACCAATGTGCAAAAGCAACTTTGTTTTTGTATATTGGGTATGTCCTATCTCCTATTTCTTTAAATTCAATTACTGCCTCATGTATCTCATCACAAGTGAGAGTAGTTTCAAACTTAACCTTGTGTAAAACATAACTCTCACCTGTCAATAAAGCTAAAACTAAGTAAACAACTTTCACTTAGAAAGGTATTTGTTTACTCTGCGGTTTTGGTTGTTTTGGTTTAGGATCGTTTTTATAACCAGATAAAATATTACCAGATTCATTTAACCATCCGATTAAACCTTTGTGTCCTCCAGCTTCGGCATAGTTCATTTCGCCAGTAAATTTATCATCACCTTTAAATAAAACTCCTACCTGAGCATAGACTTTAAGGAACTTAGTATTACCATCTTTTGATTGTCCTTTGACACCTAAGATAGTTCCTTTATTACCATTGTCTAAAGTAACATTACCTGAGAAATCAATTTTGATGGCTTTTTCATTGTTGGCATCATAAGGAAACAATACCCAATCCTTCTGCTTACCACTACCATTGTTTGACATTTTGTCCTCCATTTTTTTTTATGTTTGTTTGTTGTGATTCAAAAGATTTTTCTATTGAATCATTTTCTTTTTTCCAATTAGAATATAAAGCAGTTAGTTTAGTTTCTGTTGTCTGCTTTTTTATTTCATTCTTAATTGAAACTGATTTAGTTATGCCTTGATTATTCAAAGCATTTACTAATTCTTCCGCACTAGCATATTCTGAACCTGATAAACCAAAGGCAGCTATGCAACGACCTAATGCACTACTGGAACAATTCTCCAATGCACTTGTTTTATTAATAAAGTTTGCGTTTCTATGTTCCTCTGCATGACCTACTGCATAAATAGTTTCACCAATATGTAATTCAGTTTTAACAACTACTCTTTCATTATCATGGAAAAGTATTTCTTCATTAAATCTAGCTTCAGGAAAGTATTGTAAAAGATGTCTATGTCTTTCGTTTACAGTAGAATATTTCTTTCCTTTAATATCTACTGTAGGAATATCTTTAGATTTCATAAGACAATCTTTGCGTCTTTCTTTAAATCCGCCTTTACTTTTTTCTTCTGTTTGTGGTTTTAGTTTCATTATCCTTCCTTTGTTGTAGTTTTTGATTTTGTTTTACTTGGTCAATATCTTTTTGTGCTTTAGCCTCTAAATAGCTTTGGTTCTTTGCAACCATCTTTTCACCAAGTTGGTAGTCATCTATTTGTTTTTTTAGTTTTGTAATTTCTTCATCTCTTGCAAGTAGCATCTGAGAATATCTTTTTAGTTCTTGCTTTTGGTTTCTGTTTTCAGTTTGTAATTGTGCAAACTTACTTAATATTTCTTGGCTCATTTCTTTCCTTTCATTACTTCTTCAATAGTTAATTTTTCAGTAATTAAATCTTGTAGTGCCTGACCTACCAACCCACCGAAGATCATTTTTAAGTTTGCAGGGAGCTTTTTTCGTTCAGCAGCAGTTAAAACATTATAGTTATAATGCCACTGATCTATGTTCATATTGAGCTGCGATGGGGATAGGTGATCGGCAGTGAAAGTTCCTCCTTCTTCTTTCTTCTTCCACTCTTTTCCGATTTGTTTAAGCATAAAGTATCTCCTTAATATAGATTAGAACAAAAATAGTCAATATTGTGTATAAATAAAATTCAATTTGTGGGTTTATATTCATTGTCGAATACTACAGTTGCGTTGAAACTAAATGATATTCTTTCATCATCTTTGTTAGATTTAAAAGGATAAACAGAGTGCATTAAATAATTAGGAAACAAGAACCATTGGCGAACCTCTGGATTTATTCGGTGTCTGCTATCAGAGAACATATTTTCAGATCCTTCAGAAAACTCTATTTGACCGCTAAAATCATTATGTGTTTTTGCATTGTCAGTTGATTTCATAGACTCAGGTAATTCTAAATAACCAACACAGCTTAAAGTATAATTACCTTTTACATATTCAGAGTGGTTGTGCATGGGGTTATAATCGCCTGATTTTTGTATTACATACCAAGCAGAATTAATTAAAATATTTTTAATTTTATCATGTTTAAAATGAGCATTTGTATAAGAAACCATAATCGGATCAAAGAAAGCTCTTTTCCATTTCAATAAAACTTCTGGAGTAATTAAATATTCTTCTTTTACTGCACCAACTAATCTTTGACTCCAATCATGGTCTTTTTGTTTTTGTTTATCTTCTCTAATCTTTTTCAAATCCTCTTTAAAATCTTTTAATAGTTCTAATGGCAGTGTTGCCTTTGCTAAAGTAGAACCAAAAGGTTTAAATAATTTAAAATTTATTTTATCA